AAGTGAACAAGCATCAGCTACAACTAACGACACATCATTTTTAACATCGGCTGCTGCTGATGCAAGATTTTTTAATATAAGCACTGGAGACACAATTAAAGATGGCGATACATTTCCAGACAACGACACAACGATTGCAACTACCGCAGCAATCAACGACAGAATTATAGATTTAGTTGATGATGTTGGTGGTTTTGTACCAATAGCAAATGAATTAAGCTTTCCAAACTCTAACCCTGATGTAAATAATGGTGCTGGTACTTTAATTAGTATTCAAGCTTTATCTCAAAACATAACTTCTAATCAGGCTGGTGAAGTTATTATACAAAATGGTACATTAGGAAACTCTACTGTATTTCTTGTAGGTGCGCCAGCAAATACAACTTTTCCTTCTGGCTTTGGATTAATTGTAGAAACAAAAGATAATAGTGGCGGTGTTGCTAATACTTATACTTTTCATAGGCTTGTACCAAAAGCGACAGAGGTAACAACTGTTGCTGGCAAAGCTGTAGAAATAGGCAGACTTGGAACTGCTGATGCCGTAGCAGACATGGCAATATTAGGAACTACAGATGTAGTAGCTGACATGAATATGCTTGCAACGACAGACATTGTTGCAGACATGGCGTTACTTGCAACTACTGATGTTATTGCAGACATGGCGTTGTTGGCTGTATCAGACGTTATAAGCGATATGAACGTTCTTGCTACGTCTGACAATATTACAGCAATGGATACTTGCCGAGATAATATTTCTAGTATTACCAATGCATCAAACAATATATCTTCTGTAAATAATTTTGGCGATAAATATCAAATAGCAGCTAATGACCCATCAACTGATGGTGGCGGTAATGCACTTGCTGTTGGTGATTTATATTTTAATACTTCTGCAAACGAACTAAAAATTTATAACGGCAGTTCTTGGCAAGGTGGAGTTACAGCTTCTGGTAACTTTGCGTCTACAACTGGTAATACATTTACTGGAGATAACACATATACCGACTCCGCAAAAGCTCTGTTTGGAACTGGTGGAGATTTAATGCTTTTTCACAATGGGACAACCTCTTATTTAGATAATAATACTGGTGATTTAAGAATTAATACTGCTAGCGGTGAAGTTCAGATTAACAAAGCGACTTCTGAATATATGGCTCGTTTTATAGTTGATGGAGCCGTAGAACTCTATTACGACAGCAGTAAAAAGTTTGAGACAACTTCGGCTGGTGTAAGTGTTACTGGTGTAGCAGGGATTGATAATTCTTTAAGCACTTCTGATGTAGGTTTACGAATAACAAATAATGCAACATCAGCATTTTCAACTTCAGAAAATATAGAAGGCACTACAAATAAAAAACTTACACCTTTGATGCTAAGAAATGGGGGTGCTTCATCCAACACAGAAACATATTTAGGATTTGATGCTGGTAATACATCTAAAGCACAATGGAATATAGGTATAAGAAAAACCTCTGCTTTATCAGGTGATTTTATATTTAATACTAGAACTGGATCGGCAACATCTGCACAAAGATTAAAAATTACACACGCTGGAAACTTACAAATACCAGCAGACAACGCAAAGCTACAAATCGGTGCTAGTCAAGATTTAGAAATTTTTAAAGATGGAAGCCACTGTAGAATTAAAGATAATCAAAGTGCAAACGGTTTTGCAACAGTAATTAATACAGACCATTTAAGAATAAACAATCTTGCTAACACTGAGAACATTGCAAGGTTTGTTAAAGATGGAGCAGTAGAATTATATTACGACCACAATAAAAAATTTGAAACTACAAGTACTGGTATTGACGTAACAGGTGCTATCAATTCAACAGGTGATATAACAATTACTAATCTTGGGCCTAGTATTGCCTTTGTTGATACCAACCATGATAGCGATTTTAGAATTAAAGTTCAAAGTGGGCTGTGGGTGGTTGAAGATACCACAAATAATAATGCAATTAGATTATCTATAGATGGAACTGGGAAACTTGGAGTTGGTACAACTTCTCCTTATACTTATTCAATTGCAACTTTTGAAAGTACAAATGGAATTACATTACAAGGTAGTTCTCAATCTAGACTTTTATTAAGACATACTGGTGGTGGTACAGATCTCAAGATGATGGATATTCAATCCAGTGATGGAGTGATGAGATTTAGAACATTAGATGATAATACAACAGCCACAAATAGATTGATTATCACTTCAGATGGTCATATTGATATACCAGCCGATAATAAAAAACTAAGATTTGGTGCTTCTCAAGATTTAGAAATTTATCACGATGGTTCAAGTAGTTATATAGATAATGTCGGTACAGGTAATTTCTTTATAAGAGGTAATAATAGCAATGCTATTAGTTTAAAAGCAGTACAAAATAAAAATAGCCTAATCTGTCATGCAAATGCACAAGTACAGTTATATTATGACAACAGTTTAAAGTTTGAGACTACTTCAACTGGAGCTAGTGTAACAGGTAACTTAAATTTTGCTGATTATAAGTATGCAATATTTGGTGCTGGTAGTGATTTAAATATTTATCATAATGTTAACAAAAGCGTAATACTTAATACCACTGGTTTTTTAGAAATAAGAAGCGATCAATTTAGGGTAGTTACTGAAGATCAAAACCATACATATATAAATATTCCTACTGACGAACAAGGGGTAGAGCTGTATTATGATAACGTTAAAAGGTTTGAAACATACTCTGCTGGATTAGATATTGTTCCCGGTCAAGTACTTCGTATTAGTCATGCAAATGCTAGTGATGGTAATGACGGAACTATTAGTTCTGGTAACTTTGATGAAGGATTGTGTCTTGTTGGTACACAAACAATTTCAGGTAATGGAAGACAAATTACGCATTTTGGTAATATAAAACCAAGTAATGATAATCAACACTCTTTAGGATCATCAACTAGGAAATATGGTTATCTATATGCCATAAGACTAATGGCACTGTATGATTCAAATTCTACAGGATTATACATTGGTGCTGATTCTGATATAAGAGGTTATCATGATGGCACAAACTCATACTTTACAAACAAAACAGGTAATTTTTATATTGGTAATACTCACGATGATGAGATTAAATTTATTACCAATAACAGTACAAAATGGAATATAGATGGTAATGGACACTTTATACCTGATGTAAACAACTCTTATGATATAGGTTCAAGTGGTTATAGAGTAAGAAACGTATACACCAATGACCTTAATTTATCTAACGAAGGTGGTGCTAATGATGTTGACGGAACTTGGGGAAGTTATACTATACAAGAAGGAGCAGAGGATCTATTCTTGATTAATAAACGCAATGGTAAAAAGTATAAGTTTGCTTTAATGGAGGTATCATAATGTCTATACATTTTCACGATAGTTCAGCAATACATACTGCGTCAGGACTTGGTTCTAACGCTGGTGACATTTTACAAACTACATCGCAATCAATATTAAATAATACTTTTACTACTTCAAATACAAGTGTTCAAGATATTGGACTAACTTGCACCATAACTCCTAGTGCGACTAGCAGTAAAGTTATAATTCATGTTGTTTTAAATACTGAGGGTTATGGTGATAGAGATAGAAGACCTATTACATCAATACATAGTGGAGCTGTAGGTACTTCTACACAGTTAGCTAGACAATTTTCGGGAGAATATCATACTGGCGATAGTGGTTCTTATAGTTATGGAGGACATACTTACTGGTATCTTCATTCACCAAGCACAACTTCGGCAATAACTTATCGAGTAGGACTAAAAAGTGGTGATGGTAGTAATGTAAAAGTTAACGGTGGGTCAGGTACTGACTTGCGTTCTTATATGTATTTACAAGAGGTAAAAGGATGATTTACGATAAAACTATGGCTTTAGCAAGTCTAAAACCTTATGCTAAATGGTCTTGGTCTGGCGAAGATTACTCAGGATTTACATGGCAAGATAGTGGTACTGCACCAACTGAAGCTGAAATAGATGCTGAAGTAACAAGATTAAATAATGCAGAACCTATGAGATTATTACGAATTGAAAGAGATAAAAAATTAGCAGAAACTGATTGGATGACATTATCCGATACGCCAACAATAAGTGATGCATGGAAAACCTATAGGCAACAGCTAAGAGATTTGCCAGCAAGTGCAACCCCAACTGTTGACACAAATGGTAACCTAAATTTAACATCAGTTACTTTTCCTACTAAACCTTCTTAATTTTTAAAAATGGCTATTACTAAAACGTGGCAAGTAAACACAATGGAACGTGACTTATCTGACGGTCATGTTAACAAAGTTATCTATCGTGTAAAAGGGATGGATGGCGATACAGAAAAAGACAGAGCAACAGGAGAAGTAACTTTTACAAAACCTTCTTCATTACCAAGTGATTTTGTTGCTTACGACAAACTAGATGAAGCAACTGTACTTGGATGGGTAAAAACTGCATTAGGTACAGATGAGGTTACAGCAATAGAAAAAGCCATTGAGGACAAAATTGCTATAATAAATACACCTGTCACCGCTACAGGCAAACCGTTTTAATTAATTATTATGGCAAAAAAAACAGACCAAGAATTACAAACTGAACTACAGGATGTAATTAAAAAACACAATGAAGCATCAGACACTGTTCAACAGTGCAAAACTAGAGCTATTCAAATACAAGCCATATTGGAAGACAGAAAACCAGAAGAACAGCCTACTTAATTTTTTCTTGTAACTGCCTTGTCATTAATCCCATGGTGACGTAGAGCGGAGAGATAGCTACAATAAGTAGCAAAACGACTATGCTCATTACAGAGCAAGCTCGTACTATCTGTTCTTTAATCATGAGAAAAGCTTTAGACATTATTACCATCGTAACTGGAATCCTTATGTTAGGCATTCTAGGCGGTGGTTTTTTTACATACAAATATGTACAATCACCACAGTTTCAAAAAAAGATTATGGATAAAGTACTTGGCGAAGTCCAAGGGTTAATGCCAGATGTACTTGGTAATGCAATGCCAGATGTAACAGGGCCATCTTTACCAATACCATCTAAACCTAAACTTATACCTTAGTGTCTGAAATAAAGTTACCTGAGATAACTCTTCCAACAATTGATATCCCAGATACACCGTATTTTACAAGACCAAAACTAGAAGGCAAGTTACCGGGATGTTATTTATATCACAGAGATTTAGAAACTACACGCAATCCATCATTACTTATATCGGATAAACGTGGAACATACACAGTATGTCCACATGGTGAGATACCATCGTATACGCCTATGAGATACGACCCTGCACAGATAGTAAATACAGAACCAGCACCAGTTAACACTGCTCCTACGGCCACACAGGACACAAACGTAGTACAACCGAAACCAAAGGAAGAAAAGAAAATAGAATACGAACCCTGCCCCCCAGAAGGAGCGTTAAGAATAGGAAGCTTTGTTAACGAAAAAAGATTAGAGCGGATTAAAGATTATATTAGAGAAAGTAACGGTGATTGCACTACTGTTTATGAAGACGTATCGTACATCGACCAATACTTACCTACGCCTAGTATGGCTGTCTCTACTTTTTTTGTCGCTAGTATCGCTGCGAGTACTCCTCTTATTTTAAACGCTATAAAACCCCTTACGAAGCAGCTTATAAAACGCCTAGGAAAATCTAAGGATAAATCTACTTAGTTTTTATTTTGTGTGTATGTGGCACAACTTGATTAGGTATAGTCGTTAGCACAACATTCTTACAGGCAACTGCATCTTCGTTTATTAGCTTTACGCCTAGCTTAAATTGCTCGGCACATATTTTCATCCTTGCAAGATTGGCTTCAAGCTTTTGTTTAGCTAATACAAACTCTTGTCCTTTTATTTGATTTTCGGCTGCTCTAATACAAAGATCAGATCCTTTTCCAAGTGGTATTTGTAGGCTAACAGTAAATCCATAATTAAAATTATGTGTTGA